AAAAATTTCTTAATATTACTGAATTTAATAATTGAGAAGATTCAACTTTAATTGAAACAGAAATTATAGATACTTTTTATATACCTTATTGAAATATTAGAAAAACTTTAAAATGATTATTAAAAAGATCATCAAATGAAAATGAAATTCCAGGATATCTTTTTTATACTAATACTACTAATAAACAATATAATTTTATTACATTAGATACTTTATTATCTAATAATAAATTAATGACTACAACTGAAATAGATAATGGTACTTATTTCTTTAATTCTGAATATGAAAATGATTTAAATAGAATATTAAACTGAGAACAAAATTCAATTGATACTATTAATTTTCCTATATTATCAGGAAATAAAATAAAAGGTTATAATTTTGAAAATAAACATTTTATCTCTAAAAATAAATTATATGCTGATAATATAAAAAATTATACATTATTAGGAAAATATTCATTATTTCCTGATATTAGTAATAATAATCCAAAAGTAATGCTAACAGGAATAGAATCTGAAAAAAGATTAAATAATGTATTTCAAGATGAATGAATTAAAAGATATAATAATCAAAATGTTTTAGCTATATATGTAAAAGGACATGAAAATAGACATGCTGATGGAATGATTAATATAAATTGACCTTCTTCAGATAATGAAAAAGAATTTTATAATAAAAATTCATCTGGAAAATACTTAATTAAATCAATTACTCATTATTTTAATCCTGGAACTAATCCTATTTTTGTTCAAAAAATGTTATGTATTAAAAATGGTTATTATGATTCAGATGATTATAATTTAGTTAGGGCAACAAGGAAAAATATCTAATGATAAAAAATTTTGCTAAAGATTATCAAATTGATTCTGAAGAATTAAATGGATTTTATATTGGTGTTGTAGAAGATAATAATGACCCATTAAAACAAAATAGAGTTAAAGTAAGAATTTTTGGAGTTCATACTGAAATTAATACTAAATATGATATTGATGGAATATTAACAGAAGAACTTCCTTGAGCAAATCCTATTAATAATAACATTGAAGGTTCAATTTCTGGTAATGGATTTTGAAATGTTCCTTTAAATGGTTCTCATGTTATAATATTTTTTCTTAATGGAAATATTTTATCTCCTTGTTATTTGGGATGTATTTCTGGAAAATATTTAGAAAAACCTAATTCTAAAACAGGATTTTCTGATCCTAATGAAATTTATCCAACTGATAATTATATTAATGAACCAGATGTTCATAAATTAGCTAGAGATGTTTCTGAAAATACTATTGTAGATACAAAAAATTCTAATTTAGAATCTTCAATTCCTATTGCATTTTCTGGTAATTGAAATGAATTTGAATCAGCATATAATGGAGTTTATCCTCATAATTCTGTATTAAAATTTCATGGTGGATTAACATTAGAATTTGATTCAACACCTAACAATGAAAGATTTCACTTATATCATCCTTCTAATACATATATAGAAATTGATAAATTAGGAAATATTGTTATTAGAAATAATTATAATAAACAAGAAATAGTTGAAAAATCAAAATATGAATATATAAAAGAACAATCTTATGAAACAATTGAACAAGATAAACATATTAAATTAAATGCTAATTTAAATGAAGAAATTACTGAAAATGAAACTGTTCAAATTCATGGCAATAAAGATATTACTATAGATGGAAATGAAGAAAGATTAATTTCTGGCAATCAATCAATTACTATTGAAGGCAATCAAGATGTTAATATTAATGGAAATTGTAATATAACAGTAGGAGGAAATTCTACTATTAATACTTCTGGTGATACTACTATTACTTCAGGAGGTAATATTACAATGACAGGAAGTGAGGTTCAAATAAACTAATGCCAGCTATATGTAGAATTGGAGATGTTGGAGTTGGAATTTGTAATTGTCATGATAGTTCTATTAATACTTCTGGTGTTATAGTAACAGGTGCATCTATATCCTCTGTAGAAGGACAAAATATTGCCCGTATTGGTGATATAGTGTTAAGTAGTTGTGGACATACTGGAATAATAATAGTGGGTTCTAATGATAGTGTATGTGAAGGATCTCCTATTGCAAGAGTAGGAGATAATTTTTCCGGTTGTTTTACTGGAATATTAGTTTCTGGCGCATCAACTGTATCTGTAAATTAAATATAAATAATAATAAAGGAAATTTTTAAAATGCCAATTTATTCTGATCTTGATATTTCTTTAAATGCAAAAAGAGATGGTGATGTAAATATTAATTTTGAAGAAGAAGCCATTAATAATGCATTATTGAATATATTTACTACAATACAAGGTGAAAGAAGAATGTTACCTACTTTTGGATGTAATATTTTTCAATATCTTTTTGATCCTTTAGATGACACTACAGCTTATGCTATAGGAGAAGAGTTATTTAATGCATTAACATATTGAGATTCAAGAGTAGTATTAGAACAAATTAAAGTAATACCAAAATATGATTCAAATTTTTATAAAATTACAATTAAATATTATATTACATCAGATCCATTAAATTTAAAAGAATTTAAATGAATTTTAAAAAGAAGTTAGGAGACAAAATAAATGACTTATATAATGCCAGATTATTTAAATTTGGATTTCAATACATTTAAAGAAAATGTAATTAATTCATTAAAAGAAACTGAAACATTTAAGGATTATAATTTTGAAGGAAGTAATATTTCTGTATTAATTGAATTGATTGCATATTTATCTGAATTAAATACATATTATCTTAATAGAATTTCTAAAAATTTATATTTTGATTCTGTTGATATGTATGAAAATGCTAATAGATTAGCTAATTTTGTTGGATATTCACCAAAAGGTTCTATTGGAGCTAATACTTTATTAACAATGGAAATTACAGCAACACCAGGAATATATTCTTTAAATGAATGAAAACAAGTTTCTTCTACAGAAACAACAGATGATGGAGATAAAATTTATTATGTTATATTAGATAATAAATCTTTTACTGTTGAAGAAGAAGGATCATATACAATTACTGATATTTTTGCAAAACAAGGTGAAATTCAAGAATTATCTTTTACAGGTGAAGATATTATTGATAATATTCTTTACTTACCTTTTGTTGATTATGGATATGATGATAATTTAAATGATATTTATGATACAATTATTTTAACAGTAAATGGCGATGAATGAACAAGAATAAATTCTTTTTTTGATTCTTCTTCTCCTTATGCTAATGTAAATACCGTATATCAATTTAAATATAATAAATATAAAGAATATATTATTGAATTTTCTGGATTGAAATCTGTTCCTTCTGAAACAGATGAAATTGAAATTAGATTAATAAAAACATTAGGAAATGATGGAAATGTTTCAGCTAATACAATTACAGAATTAGAAGATACAAATTATTTTCAATTTTTATCAGATGATAATATTGTTTCTATAACAAATGAAAGTGCATCAAGTGGTGGAAAAGATGAAGAAACAATTGATGAATTAAAAATTTCTGCTAAAAATATACTTAATGCTCAATATAGAACAGTAAATAAAACAGATTATAGATCAATTTTTAAATTAAAATCAAATGTTCAAGAAGCTATTGTATGAGGAGAACAAGATGCAAATTCCACTCCTAATACAGTAGATTATAATAAAGTTTATTGTTCTATTATTCCTACAGGAGAAGTAAATACTTGATCAAATATTACTGTTTCAAGTCATTTAACACCAAATAGCACAACACTTTATTTTCCTATTTCTTACACAACAGATTATGTTGATTCATTAAAGGAATGAATTGAACCATATAAAATTATTACTACTTATGAGGAATTTGTCTTACCAGAACTTATTTATTTTACTTTCAATTTCTCTGTAAATATTAAAAGATTATATAATTGAAATCTTGTCGAAAATGATCTTAAAAATAAATTATCTTATTATTTTAATACAATAAATAGAAAATTTAATGAAACAATTGATTTGGTTGAATTAAAAAAATATTTATTAGATACAACTGAAATAGATAATAATGGGAATTTATTTAATAATATAAAAGGGATAAATAATTTAGAAATAAGAGACATTCAATTTTATTCAGTAAGTGATGGAGAATATATAAATCCTTATGATTATGAAGATGTATTATATCCACAATTTTCAAGAAATGTAAGTAGTAATTGAGATGAAAATAAAATTAGAAATATTTCATTAGGATTTAATCAATTTCCATTAATTGATATTTATTCATGTATATTTGAACAAGAATAATTTGGAGAAAAAATGACTAAATTTTCTGAAGTACCACAATTTATATTAACAGAATTTTTTTCAATATTAGAAAATGTTACAGGAGGATCATTAACACCAATTTTAGATGATGTTATTGTTGCTACTGGAATTTCTTCTATTGATTTAATTATAAAAACAAACAATCAATATAAAAAAGCAATACTCACCTCTGTATCATTTGTTTCAGATAATGAAATATCTTTTACAATTGATGATATTACTTCCTCTTCTGAAATTTCTAATGGTAATGAAATCTATTTTCAAAAAAATGGATCATTTTATGATTATATTAAAAGAAATAGTTCTTATCAAGATTATGTAAATTTTAATAAAAAACTTCTTTATATTGGTAAAATATACAAAAATGTAGATAATTATGTTATTAAATTCTTTAATTTATATAATTATGTTCAAGATGCTTTACCTGAATATATTACAAATACTAATCCAAAATTAAAAGAATATTTATATGAAGTATTTAATAAAAATTACTCTCAAGTATATAACAAACAAAAAAATATAAATTCATTAATTTCTCCATTAGAAATTGATAAATCTTTTCTTTATAATTATGCATACAATTTTGGATTAGACATAGAAGAAGAATTTATATTACTCCATTCTGAAAAAATAAGACAATTCCTTGATCATATAGTTTCTTTTCTTAAATTAAAAGGAACATATACTTCTATTAATATTAATAAACAAATTATTTTCTTTAATTCAACAAACGAACTTAATATTTATGATAGATGACATTCAAGAGAAATTACAGGAAATGCAGAACCTTATTTTGAAGATGTAAATATTAATGAATATTATACAAATGAAAAATATAAAAATTATTGAGATAATTTTACTATATTAGATGAATCTTCTGTTATAATGTCTAAACAAAAAGGAATTGTTTGAAATGTTTTTCATTCATTAAATACTTCTAATTTAATTCCTTTATGTCTTGATACTAATGGTAATGTAATCGAACCAGAAGAAATTCAAATAGTAAATAATAATCTCATTAAAGTATTTTTTACTGAAATTACTAAAGGATTTCTGTTTTGTACTAAAGCAGATATATATGAAACATTTTCTCCAAGTGAAATTATTTATTTTGATTATGAAAATGTTTTCATTCCTGTATCTAGTTTTTCTGAAAACAATTTTAAAATTTTATTAGATAATGTTTCTCCTTATGATGAAAATACTTTGGAATTAACAGGAGAAACTTTATCTTCTGTTACTTCTTTTGCAACTTCAGCAAATGAAATTTATTACCAAACAGAATTAAGTGAAGATTGAGAAATTGAATTAGAAAATTCAGCTGTTATTCCTAATGTATGATTAAATACTCCTAGTTTATTATGACATATTTCACATAATTTTTCAACAAATAATTTGATTGTTCAATGTTATGATTTCAATCATCAACAAATTTATCCCAAATCAATTACTTTATTTGATAATTATATTGAATGTGAATTTACTGATATTCAAGAAGGTTATGCTTTATTAGCAGAAGGATCAATAGAAGAATTTAATTCCGAATCTTTACTTTGAAATTTTGTTGATGAAAATATAAAAATTGAACAAATTTACTCTAATAATGAATTAATCATTCCTAAAAAATTATCTAACAACAATGTAACTTTTTCTGAGTCAACTTCAGGAAATATGGTTTACTGTGATTATGATTATATAGAATATATTGATTCTCCTACAAATATTTGAAATATAAATCATAATTTAGATTCAAAATATAATATTGTAGAAACTTATATATATGAAACATCTGATGAATGATTAATAGAACATAATATTGGAAATACAAATTATTTATTTGAAGTATTTGATGATAATGACCAAAAAATGGGATTTGCAACATCAGACATTCAAAATAACA